GTTCCAAGCTTTATCATCACCTTTATCTGGAATTATTTGATAATGCTTATCTTCGGTTAACACCATTAGTGTTGATCCATTTTATCTAAGTTGATAACATTATTAAGAATTGAATACTTATTAGTAATGTACTGTTTAAAATCAGTTTCTTCTAGTATTGGTTTCCAAAACTCTTCATTCAAGGTATCTTTTTCTCGAACTTTTGGTTCCACCAATTCTCCAGTTGATTTATCAACACGTACGTACCAGCCAGGGCTTGGCTTAGAAACATAATTGCCAGACATAGCAACATCGAGAAGACCAGACCACTGCTGAACACCACCGTCCCAACTAACAGAAATAGGAATTTTAGACTTTTCTTTAACATATCTTGATTTCTCCACGTTAATTACAAAGTGGTAACCTTTAATTTCTGTACCGACTTTATCTTGTTGACGACCAAGAATCCAGATGTTATCTGCACTATAGTAAATACCTGTACCACCTGAAACTACGGCCTTAGGAAATAAACCAATTTCTTGATATGTATGATTAACTGCAAGTAAAGGTATATCTTTCATATTTAAATATGGTGTAACCATTCTAAATAAACCTTTAAGTGCTTTTGCTCTTGACATATCCGCAACTGATTTTTCGTTTATAGCATCGTCTAATTCTTTTTTAGATGCTAGGTTACCGATTGAATCAATTACTATTACAACTTTATCTTTTCTTTCTAAACCTTCAAGTTGCGCTATCATATCAAACTTTAATTCTTCCACATTAGTAATAGGTGTATGAAGTACTCTACTCGTATCAATACCAAAGTTTTCGAAATAAGATTGAGGTGAACCAAATTCTGAATCATAAAATAGTAATACAGAATCATCATACTTCTTTAAATAAGCACTTGCCATTATCAATGCAAATGATGTTTTAAAGTGTTTAGATGGACCAGCTAAAACTGTTAAACCCGGTGATACACCACCATCCATCGAGCCAGACAAAGCTACGTTTATCATTGGTACATCGGTCGGTACCATGTCTTTATCATTAAAAAATTTAGAATCAGAAAGTATTGATGTGTAATCAACTTTACTATTCTTTTTAAGTTTATCCATTATTGACATATATTTCTCCTACAAATAATAGTATTATTATACCATAAATTCGTCTAATTGTAAAGGTTTATTTTCACTAATTATCGATTGATTTTTATTATCTTGAATCATAAAATCTTGATTCCATAATTGATTATCTAATCTGCCATCGCAGAATCTTAAAACATTTTCTGCCATGTCTGTTGCAGTAGTAACTGGTACATTCTGACAGATATGATTTAAATTTTTTACACCACCTTGTAAAATAAAATCTTGTGGTAATCCCATTATATTTAAACATTCTCTTATAGTAAGATGTCTATCAATATCAGGGTGTGTAAGTTTAGTTGGTGCACTACCTACGAAAGCTCCAATATAATCTTTTGGTATATACACACCTCTTCTCATTATGTTACCACCTGATGCTAGTTTTTCATGCATCACTTTACATCGTACTGCTTGTTTTTCAAAACCATTGGCTGCCATCCATTTTGATACTTCATTATATGTTACACGCTTATCTTCAATGTAATGAAGAACATCATAACTCTTATTAATTTTATTTTGAAATTCATTATGAGTTATGCCACCTTCAAGTTCTTCAAGTACATATCTGTAATACGGGTCGTGTGATGGTGTTGCCGAGTTTGTAAGTACATTCATCGGATCATCTGGATTATTATTAGTTGACCTAATAGTATCTTCGATCTTTTGATGTTTCCTTTTTATATAACTAAGCTGTGGTACTTTGTCGCCTTTCCAAAAGAAATAAAAAGATCTATCTCTTACTTGTCCGAGTCCATGAAGGAGAGACTTTGTTTTATATAACGAGAAAGTGTAGCCATGCTCTCTTCCAATTTGACGGAGACTTTCAACAACAGGCTCTCCCATTTTTGAAGCAAGTCTAGGTGCGTTTTCGCCCCAGAATACTCGAGGTTTGAGTGTACCCAAGACATAATTAGCAGAGGTAGACATCCAATCGTTAGCAGAAGCATCAGAAGATGCTGAAGTATTGAGACTAGACAAGCCAGCACAAGGACATACGGTATTAATAACATCGACAGTAGGTAAGTTGTATGACCTGTTATTTCCCAAAAGATAATAGGGAACTTCTCCTTTATAATATTCAACCAAGTGATTATCGTTTGCTTTAAAGTCTTCATAGCTTAATATGTACTCCGGTTTCTTTTTGAAAACATTTTGCATTGCAATTGTTTCGCCACCTATAAGTGGTACTATGCTAGCATAATTCATTAGTGAGGTACCGTGTTTTTAACAATGTAATCTTCTACATTCACTTTTGGTTCCCAACCTAGTTCTTTCATAGCAGATATATCGGCAGTGTTATCTTGTGCTTCACAAGTATCTCCATCAGTAACTTCAATACCTTGCCAACCTGCTAAGTTACCTAAGTCTTCTACTACATTACCGTTACCAGTACCAATGTCATATGCTGGTTTTAATAATCTAATATCTTTACTTAAGAGTAAAACTATAGCATTAACAACATCGCTAACGTGTACAAAATCTCTTACATGACGAGTTAAATATTTAATAGTGCCACTGACTAATTTACCAATAAGCATTGATTCTCTAGCTCCATCACCATAAACAGTAGTAAATCTTAAAGCTACTTGATTAGCCATAGCTGTTTCTTCATTTACTTTTTTACTTGTACCATAGGGTGATAACCACCACTGATGTATGCAAGACGATGATGCATATAATAATGGTATGTTATTATAACCACATATCTTTTGTATACGTGTAGTATTTTCTACATTATTAGTCCAATACTTTTGTGGTTCTTTAAGACTTTGTCTTACATCAGCGTATGCCGCTAAATGTACAACGTGTGTTACATCGCCAGGACTAAAGTCTTCTATATCTTTTGCTGGTTCTTGTCTTAAATCCCATTCAACTACTTCATGGCCATCAGTTTCAAGCTTGGTTTTTAAGTGGCTACCAATAAAACCACGTGATCCTGTAATCGCTACTTTCATACGAAAAAATCCTCCAGGGTTGTGTTATTAACGTTGTACTTTTCATTATAATTTAGTGTGCTACTTATGATGTCGTTATATACCGTCTCAGCATCACAATGTTCTTTCCAAAATTCATACATCATGTTTCTCCATGCATTTCTCATTACATTGTCATTTGCAAGAGCAATCATTTGTGAACAAACTGCTTGTGCATTTGATGCATCAACAGCTAATGTACCTGTATCTTTACATTGACTTATAGGCTTACCTTGCTTTCTATGTATTACATTATCACAAAAGTGTTTATGAAATACAGGTATTACACCTGCTGCAAATGAATCGGTGTGGCAATACTCTACGTTGTCACCATATATATTTTCTTTGAAATACATAAGGTCAGAACCAAATCCACCTAAACTCATTCTTTCCATCATTTCACTGTGTGTGTATGCACCATACAAATACGCACCTTGATTTGGTGTTTCAGCACCATAGACGGGATGTTTACCAGTATTATCAATACCTTTTTCGGGTCTAAAATAATTTACTACTTGTCTCCTACCAGTCATTTCTTTTGGATTCTTATAAAGAACAGCAGGGTAATTAATTGAAGCTTCTAATCCTTCAAGTATTGTAATGAAATGATTTTTACGAAGCTGATCATTATGAAAATCGATCATTACATCTGGTCCTTTCCACATAGCGGTACGACCAACCCATCTTACTATGTAAGGGTTCTGTTGTTCAATGGGTTTCCAATACTCTTTATTGAAATTGAATCCTACACCCATATTTGCGATTGGTGTTTTAATCTTGTTCTTTTTAACCCATTTACCAAAAGGGTTATCTATATAATGACACATTAATACATCGACTTTAGAACATATTTCAGCTAAGCCGGCATTTCTATTTATAGAATGTATTTTATGGTCTACTTGAACTAAAGACTTACGTACTTTAATTTCGTCCATCATCTTTATAAAGTTACTTATACAATCTTCTGGATGTGATTTAGATGGTACGCTCCAAACGATACACATATCGAGCTGGTTAATTCTTTCAACAACCTTTGAACATGTTAATAAGTCTGGAAATTTCTTTGATGGCTTACTTACTTCATCCCAATCTGTACCTCTAAAGTAATTTACTTTAAAGTCCATAGAGTTCATTCTTTGCCATAGTTTATCAATAGTAGCAAATACTTCTACGCCAGGGAAAAGCTTTTGAAACTCAACTACATTCTTAGTCAAGCCTACGCCTTCAACGCCTCTACCTAATAAGACTCCTACTTTCATTTTAAATACTCCTTCAATTGATTTATAACCATAGGTTCATACGATTTATTATTAAACTTTCTATTACGTGGCGAGGGGTGTGGAGCAGCAAAGTGTTTTATACCCCTTTTAGTGAAATAATGTGACACAAAACCGCCTAATGTTATAATTTTATTATAATTTTC